ATGAACCGGACGTCCTCTTCTCCGGACCTGCGCGACGGCATTCCGCAGGACGCAGATGCCTTGATCGCGCTCGACAGCGTGGCAGCCACTGATCCACGGCGGATCATGCAGATTGCCGACTGGCTGGCGCACGGCGTCGTGCAGGTCGCCGAGCAGGACGGCAAGATCGTCGGCTACCTGGTCATCCATCACCACTTCTTTGGCGAAGCCTTCATTGAAATGTTGAGGGTGGCGCGCGAACAGCGCAGCCAGGGCATCGGCGCCATCCTGCTGCGGCAAGCGATCACGTGGCGCGTTGGCGGCAAGCTGTTCACCTCGACCAATGCCTCCAACACGGGCATGCAACGCCTGCTCGCTGCCGCCGGCTTCGTGGGCAGCGGCATCGTGCATGGCCTGGATGAAGGCGATCCGGAACTCATCTACCGCTTCGCGGAAGACAGATCAGATCTGCAGAACGCACAAAAAAGCCCGCGCATTGCTGCGCAGGCTCCTTGATTCATCACAGTGGTCGGGACGGCCGGATTCGAACCGACGACCCTCTGCCCCCCAGGCATCGTCACTGATTGACCCATCCTGTTGATCTGTAAGGGTTTCAGGCCTGCGCGAGGCCTCCCAAAAGTGCAGATTGAGCCCCAATCCGATCAATCACTTACGCACGGATAGGGTGCATCCGGTCCCTACTCCATCCACTCGAACGGCGGCTTCAGGCTGTCCCTCAGCAGGCGGTTCTCCGCGATCGCGTCCCGGTACTCCCGGATCTTGGCCACGTCCTCGCGCAGCCGTGCCTCGTGCCTGGCCACCCACAGCTCGGCCCCTGCCCGGCCCTGCTCGTAGCTGCTACACCAGCGGAATGGACCGCCAGGGCCATGCCGGTGCCGATCCAGCGAGGCAATCCAGATGCCGTCGTTCACCCGTTGGGCCATGGCCACCACCCACACCCCGTGGCAGGCGATCACGGTCAGGGGTTCATCCGGGCGGCTGGCGGACCTGGTCGTCCAGTTGAAGTCGGGGGGAAGCGGCATGGCGGGAAGGATACGGCCGGCCGTCGCAGATGCTGCGATTGAATCCTGACCGGATTAAGCCAGCCGCCCTTCCATGAGGGAGCCGACCTTCTCGATGTTCTCCAGCGACAGGCCGCCGATGTTCTGCGCGAACTGGCGGATGAGCTGGGCATACGAGTCTTCCAATACATCCGCCTCCGACTTCGAGGCATCGATTACACACTTCGTGCGCTCGGCCATGCCCAAGAAGATCTGCCGGCACAGGGCCAGATTCTCTTCGTTCTCGAAGTGGTTCGGCCTGTCGCCACGTGCGCGGATACGTTCCAGGCCAGTGGCCGGCTCAACGTCGAGCAGGAGCATCAGGTGTGGCCGGGGCGCGAAGTCGTTGGCCTTCGACAGGTCCTCCACCGGCAGCCCGGCAGCCCCTTGGTAGGCGACCATCGACGGGAAATAGCGGTCGAGGATCACCACCTCTCCGCGCTGCAGAGCCGGTTCGATGAACTGCTCCACGTGATCGCGGCGGTCAGCCAGCAGGTATTCGACCTCCTGCTCCGGGCTCAGGCGGCCCGATTCAGCGGACTGACGAAGTTTGGTGCCCCACGGCCCATTGGTCGGCTCTTTACTAGTCGAAACGGCCACGCCATGGGCGCGAAGCCGCTCGGTCAGGCCCTTGGCCAAGGTCGACTTGCCGGCCCCATCGATTCCCTCGATGGCAACCAGCAGGCCACCGGGGATGGTGATGCTCGTCATGCGGGGTAGTGTATCCAATTGCCCCGGCACCGCCAGAGGGGGACGGGATGCTAACGCGGACGGGCGCCACAGGGCCAGTCTTGACAGTGATCCGGTCATGCGACGGCACGCTCTACACGCCCCGGCCACGGCCGGCAGGGCTACCCTCCGGCCATGTGCGGCCGATTCGTCCAGCTCCCCGTGATCGATTTCGGCCAGCCGGGGCTGGCTGACCTTGCCCCCGGCCTGGCCGAGATCCAGCCGAGCTACAACCTCGCGCCGACGCAGCGCGCCTCGGTGATCCTGGACCGTGGCGAAGGCCGGCAGGTGACCCGGCTGGCGTGGGGCCTGCTGCCGTTCTGGGCCAAGGCCAAAGGCCTGCAGGGCTCGACCATCAACGCCCGCATCGAGACGGTGGCCACCAAGCCGGCCTTCCGGTCAGCGTTCAAGAAGCGCCGGTGCGTGATCCCCATGGTCGGCTACTACGAGTGGTCGGTCAGCCCCGAGGACGGGAAGAAGGACCCCTGGTTCATCCACGCCACCGGGCCGCTGCTGGCCGCCGGCCTGTGGGAGGACACCAGCCCCCTGCTGCCCGACGGCAACCTGGGCACCTTCACCATCATCACCGGCGACAGCAGCGGCGTCTCGGCCGACATTCACGACCGCATGCCGGTGTGGCTGCAGGCTGGCCAGATCGATGAGTGGATCGCCGCCAGCCCCGACGACGCCATGGCCATGCTGCTGGCCAGCGAGCCACCGGCGATGGAGGCCTACCGCGTCAGCCGCGCGGTGAACACGCCGCGGAACAACCGCGAGGACCTGCTGCAGCAGGTTGCTTAGCCTTCACTTCTCAAACAAGGGCATGATCTGCGAAAGCACGATCTTGTGCCCCTCCTTGTTCGGATGGTTGAACTGCGCCATCAACAAGTGCCGATCCCCCCTGTAGGCGGCGAAAGCAGCAAGGCTGTCTGCCAACGGCACGTCCAGCTGCTTTGCCAACCCACGGATCATGGCGGCCTGCTCACCCAGTGCGTCGCCGGGCTGGTTCGGAGATGCCTGCTCATCCCATGTCGGCGTCAGTAGTACTGGGCACGCCCCCGCAGAACGCACACCATCGACGATCTTGGTCAGATTGCCTTTAGCCACCTCAACACCCAGCGGTCGGTCATTCAACGCAAAATCGATGAGCACCACGCGCGGGTGGTGATCTAGCACATCTCGCTGAAAGCGAGCCAAGCCCTGCGTTGAATTCTGCCCACCTACACCAGAGGTGATGACATTCAACACGGCATGCGGATATCGATCGGCCAGGGCGTCTTCGAGCAGCCTAGGATAGGCGTCCTTCTTTCGAACCTCGGGGGTAATCGCATAGCCCGCCGGTACGCTATGACCGAACGCGACGATGTTGATGGTCTGGTTGCCCGGCCATGCCACCTTCATATCCTTGACGACAGCTGCGATGCATCGACTGGCTTCGCCTTCATGCGCCAATGGAACCGCAAGAGACTCAGCACGACAGCTTAGGGTTGAGACTGCCACGAACAAGGCGGCAGCGATCGAGGCCACGGTCTTCATGGCGCAACGATACAGCAACTGCTCGCGGCTGTGATCTTGGTAAACCTAGCGTACTCAGCCGAACCCCAGCGGCACCTCTGTCAGGTCCACGATGAAGATCGTGGCGTTCTGAGGGCCCATAGTCACGCCGCCGACCGGGAAGGTGTTGGTGATCAGGGTCTGCGAGAACGTCTCATGCTTCGACATGAAGACTCTATTGTCGCTCGTCATGTGGAAAGCATCGGCGTAGGCAGTACACCGGTCCTGGGATATCGATGCGTAATAGAACCTGGGAGATGGGATGGCGATGCCAATCTTGGTGCCAGGGAAGAACTGGCCGACCTCAACGAACGGCGTATTGACCGGCGGCTGCGGGAGCGGCACAACCTGCAGCACGCGCAACCCCTTCCGCCTCGAGTCATAGAAGACTGACCCGTCCTCCCCGCGCATGCGCAGCCCCACCGGCCCTGAAGCGGCCCGCTCGGTAGCGTCGAACGTGTAGTACTCCAACGTCTTGTTAGGGGCATTATTCGCCGCAAACACGTAACAGCTCAAACCCGACTGGACAATGGAAAACCCAGTGATGAACGCGACGCTGTTGTTGATGTACCTCACCACGTGCAGGTTGGTTGTTCCGGCAGTGCTCGCCAGCAACCCATAGGGAGACGAAGAGGCGAATGGGGGCGATCCACTGGTGGATCTGCCCTGAAAGGAACCAGTATCGAGGGTTCCGGACTTAGCCAACTGCAGGTTTCGATAGCCAGTACCTATCTGTATCTGCCCGGTCCCTTGGTTCCGCACACGAAGTCCGACGGCCATCAGCTGTAGATCCCGTAGTGAAGGGTGATGCCGCCCACGGTGTTGGTGATCGACTGGCTCAAGAACATCTCCATCCTGACGTGATAGTTCACCACTTCAGGATCCCAGGACCAGTTGATGCTGTTGCCTGACACGGTGACGGAGGGAACCAACATCCCGTACACCGATCGCTGCCCCTCGCAAGTGAAGTAGTAGAAGGGCTCGCCACCGGAGAAATCATTGACGACGAGCCCGCCATTCGCCTCAGGCGGCGCCACCCATTTGTTGTTGGAGTTCACCGGGTTGTAGAGCGGGAATCTGTACGACCCGATCATCTTGGACAGCTTGGTGGTGACCGTGGTCTCCACGTAGCCATCAGCTCGTCGTATACGGAGCCCGACCAAGGTCACAGCAACACCCCCACTTCAACAGCTGGAATTCCGTTCGGGTGATAGACGTAGACGCCTTGATTGACGACGCGCAACTTGTAGCCATCTGGCGTGTTCCCGTTCAGTTCGAAACCACCGTCCTTGCTGATTCTCCAACCGGTTTGCCCTGGAACGTAGTTGTCTGACTGGATGACTCCACCGATCTTTGAGTTGGTGATCGCCGCATCAGCGATGTTGGCCGTGTTGATCCACGCCGTTCCTATCAGCGCCTGGCTGATGAAGGTCTGGCCACCTTGAATCACGAACGGCGATGTCACGGTGTTGTTGACGAGATTGATCACCGCGAAGCGACCCACGTCGAAGAGAACCTGGCTCTGGTAGCTACCGTCCGGCTGCTGTTCGACACCCAGCCCCATACCGGCGGCGTAGATGCGGCCGTCGGAAGTGACCTGCGCTCGCAGCGTGTACGTGGCGCTGATTTTCCCATTGAGGTCAACCACAGCCTGCGAGGTCTGCTCGACTGCAGCCTGAGTCTGCCCGACCTGCGCCTGTACAGTGTCGATCCGTTTGGCCTGGGCGTAATCGCCCTCGGCGATGACCGTTTGAATCGTCAGGGTCCCGGCGAAAACCGTCTCGTCGCCGGCGCCCCAGTCCTCGTCACCAGCAGCCTGCACGTTCAGCTGCGCGAACAGCCCGTCGGTTTTCTGGCCGATGGCCTGAAGGCCCGTCTCCGGATCGTTGACCTGCAGCTCCAGCGTGTTCACCCGGCCAGCGACCGCGCCGGCCTCTGCAATGGCGTCGCCTACGTCCTGCCAGTTCGTGCCCGGCGGCTCTTCGTTGCCCGGATCCGTGCCCTGCCAGCTCCAGATCTTCCCGTTGTACACGACCGTCTGACCCGGCTCGTAGGTCGCGGCTGCGTCCCATATCAATGGCACGATCTGGTCAATGCTGTCGATCTTGCCTCGCAGCGCTTGGCCCAACGCGCTCTCTGTAATCTGGTTTCTAAAGTACTCCTCATAGGCAGCCGCGTCGGTGCTGGATTCGCCCATGACGCCTGTACCGGCCGGATACCACGGCCCGATGTTGCCGCTGCGATCGACCAAGCGTGCCCAGAAGAAGAATCTGGCGCCGGCGGCAAGACCATCCAACTGCAAACGGTTCTGAGGGTATGCGTAGTCACCCAGCTTTGTCGCCGTCTCGCGGTTGGGACCAGAACTGCGCCAGATCTCGGTGCGCTGCGTGTCAGTCGCCCCCGGCGGAAACGCCCAATCCAAGCGAATGCCATAAACCACGGACGTGGCTGTCAGCGAGGTCACCGCCGGCGGCGGCTCGGTCTTGCCGGCGATCGTGGTGAGCGGGCTCATAGCCGGAAGCGACACGGCGTTGAGCGCGTTCACCGCCCTCACTCGCGCAAGGTACTGGCCAGCGTAGATCCCGGGCACCTCGATGCTGGTGGTGGCCACCCGCCCCTGGCGCACCCAGTTGAGGTCGTCGCGGCGCCACTCCACGTCGTACGCAATGGCCTTGTCTGCCGGGTCCCACTGGATGGTCAGCGTCGGAGTGGCGATGCCCTGCTCGATCACCACGTGCGAAGACAGGGTCACGTTGGTCGGCGGCGGCTGGACGCTGGGCGGGATGATGCTGATGGGCGGCAGTTCGAGGCGGGTGCCATCGTCGATCGCCGCATACTTGCCTGGGACGTGCTTCAGCGCGGTGATGTTATAGGTCAGTTCCTCGCCCTCAGTGACGGCGATCACCCGGAACAGCTGCAGCACCAGGTCGCTGGATTCGGTGGCCCAAACAGACTGCGGCACCGGGACCGCCGACCATGGCGCCGAGACCATGACCACTCCGGTGCCGGCGTCGATGCCGTTGATGGTCCGGCCTTCCGTGCGTCCATTCGGCAGAGTGGCGCGCAAGGTGTCGCCCACGGCCATCGTCTCGGGAACCAGATCCAAGGTGAGACTGCTGGCGCCTGCTGCGCGGATGCGGCCGGCATTGCGGCGCCCCGCTCGGTTCGGGTCAGCCACCTGGATCACGTCGCCCGGCATGCAGTTGAGGGCATCCAAGCCCACCGCGAAGCTGACGGTCTCGGTCTCCAGGCTCTCCGTGTACAGGATGTGGTTGCCCACCCGCTGCGCCTGCGCACGCGAATGGCAGCCGATCGCCGTGACCTCGGTCTGGTTGACGCCATAGCGCGCTATGGCGTCGAGGTGCTGAACGACCTCCACCTTCTGCCGGCCGAAGTCGTCCGGATCGGTCCACGACACTAGCGCGACGGTGTGCCGCGTTCTCCGACCGCTGCCTTCGTAGTGGAAACGGCCCTCGATCACGTTGGCCTGGCTGTAGGTCGGGCCCGGGTCCTTCGGCATGTCGGCCGACGCCATGATCTGGCCAGCGGCATAGAAGCTGATGCCGCGGAACATGCCAGCCATGTCCTGCAGCACCTTGTAGGCGTCCGCCCTGCTCTGCAGGTACAGGCTGCAGGTGAACCGCGGCTCTTGGCCGCCCATGCCGTCGCTCACCAACTGATCGCAGTACTGGGCGATCTGGTACAGCCGCCACTTATCCACCCAGTCCAGCGGGATGCGGTTGCCCAAGCCGAATCGATCATTGGTGACGATGTCGAAGAACACCCAGGCCGGGTTGTTCGTCCAAGCCGACTTGAAGGTGCCGTCCCACACGCCGCTGTAGGTTCGGCCAATAGGATCGTAGTTGCTGGGCACGCGGATGATCCGCCCCCACACCCGGTAGGATCGCGACGGGATGTTCTGGAACTGGCTCGCGTCGACCTGCACCGCACATAGCGCGCTGTTGGGATAGCGAAGCTTCACGTCGATGATCTCGGTCATCGAAAGCACGTTCACCGTGTCCGAGATCAGCGAGTTGTTCTGGTTCGGGGTCAGCCGGCGAATGCGAACCTGCCACTGCGAGCCGGCCGGCAAGTCAATTCGACGGCTGCGCTCATACTGCGTCGTGGTCTTGCCGGTGATCGCATCGTTGAGCACGGTGGTGTAGGCGCCACCGTCGACGGACAGATCCACGGCGTAGCTGATCGAGTAGCCGTTTCGGTCGCCATTCTCCTCATCCACCTTCTGCAGCGCGGGGACGGCGAGACGGATGCGCACGGCAGACAGGTCCGAGCCGCTGACAGTGCGCACGACGGGCTGGTCGCTGCGCAGCTCCACGTTCACAGCGATCTCGTTTTCGACCGAGGGAAATCCCGGGATGTAATCCTGATCCTGTGTCCCTGATCGAGTGTCGACCGTGACGCCAGCAAAGTTCAGCCCGCCGTCGGGGTTCTGGATGGGAACCTGGTTCAGGTAGATAGACTGGTTGCCGGCCACCAAGCCACGGATCTCGCCCTCGCTGACGAGGTCGATGATTCTGGCCACGGCCATCGAGTGCAGGCTGTCCGGGGTCTCCACCGGCGTGCGTCCGTTGCTGCCGCTCTTGCCGCCAGCGCCGGCCAGCTGCAGCCCACGTGCGATGGGAGTTTGGACTGGCAGGTTCAAAGCTGATCCTCCGCCATGATGCCGCCGCTAATCACTGCGCTACCGGTGAGCATGCCCTTCTGGTCGTGGCCGCCGTAGGCGACCGGCACAGGATTGCCCTGAGCTTGGGTATTGACGGTGCCGTTCATGCTGTAGCTCGGTCGGTTCTCGGCACTGTCTTGGGAGCCAAGGCCTTTAGGCTGAGGCCCCAGCATCTGGGCAACGCCGCCAATGACCATACCCACGCCGGCATTGATGAACGGCTGTCCCCAGCCACCAGCAATGTTCCCGTAGATGCCGACGACGATCAGCACAACCCCGAGGATGGTCTGCAGCACACCGCCTCGCTTGCTACCAAGCAGCACCGGCGCTATGCGGATGTCTTCATTTCCTGGTGGGTCCTGCAGCTGCTCCTTGGATAGGTTCTGCTTGCCGATGAAGACAGCGAATGCCATGCCATTCTGATTGGCGCCATGGAGATACCGCTCGAAGCCCGGCAGGATCGCGCACAGCGCGCGCACGGCCTCGGCGGGGCTATTGACGGCCAGCCGGAAGGAGCGCCCGAAGCGGCTGCCCAACTGACCGTACAGGCGGATGGTGCGCAGGCGCTCAGACATGGGCTGCCTCCTTGTGGCGGACGATGTAACGGGTACGCTCGGCCCACATGCCGCCGTAGGTGATGATCTCCGACAGGCGGCCGTGCATGTGATGGAGCAGCTCGCCGTCGCCGAGGTAGACGCCAGCGTGGTTCGGGACAGGCGAACGGATCTGCATCAGCACCATGTCACCGCGCTTCGGCTCGCCATCGATAAGGTCGAAGCCCTCGGCGCGCAGCCGGTCCAGGCTGTAGAGGTCCTGGCCCTTCTCCCACCAGTCGTCCTCCCGCTCGTACTGGCTGAGCTCGATGCCAAGCTCGCGCTCGTAGAAGTCGCGCACCAAGGTGTAGCAGTCCAAGGTGCCGTGGGCGAACTGCCGGCCCACCAGCGGTGCCTCATAGCCACACGGCTCGATGGTCTGCAGGTCGCCACACTCGGGATCCGCACCGGTGACCTGGCCAACGCTGACGATGTGCCACGGCACGCCGCTGGCCTCGCACATGACACGGTCTGCGTCCGAAGCTGTGGCGGGGGCGTTCGGGTGACTGTGCACGACGGCCAGCACCTCCCCCGCGTCCTCGGCGTCGGCGAAGTCCTCCGCCGGCAGCCGGAAGTGCTCGCTGGGCGTGGTGGCCACATTGCGGCACGGGATGTACGTCTCCCCTTCGCGGCCGGTCACGATCAGGCCGCAGCACTCGCGCGGGTACTCGGCCACGGCATGCGCCTGGATGGCCTGCAAGGTCGTCTGTTGCATGGGTGTCGCCCATAGAAAAGGCCCGCACATGGCGGGCCTTGGGTGATAGGTGGTGGCGGCCGGAGCTGATCCCGGCATTGAAGGACTCCCGGTTCCTTCATGACGCTGCGGTCAGTAACGCATCAGCCTGCGTATTCACCACCATGGAGAATCCAACTACGTGCGCAGTAGACCTGCGGCCGGGAACCCGCCGTAGGGCAGCGGCTTGTCGGCCCCGAAGCGCAGCTTGCAGCTGTTCACCCTTCCCCCACACTGGTCACGTGCGGGGTCGGTGGTCGGCACGTCGTTGGCGTCGGCCACGGCCGGTCCGTTGTAACCGCAGTAGGGGCCGCGGTAGCCGCCACGGATCAGCCAGCCGCAGACGCCGGCGATGACCTGACGGCCGGGCAGCTGTTCGCCGTTGAGATCGATCGCCGTGGTCAGCTCGAACTCGACCGTTTCCTTCGTCTCGGAAACCTTGCGCTCAATGAACCAGATCTCATCCTGAAAGTGCTCGCCTGGGTCGGCCGTGGGGTTGCCTTCGGGGAAGTTCGCCGCGTCGAGGTACTTGGCCAGTGTCTGCCGGCGAATGACGCGCGCGCCCACCAGGTCGTCGAACAGCAGGCACAGAGCAGTGATCCGGCCATCGATGTTGCTGACTTTCAGGCGAGGATTCGGCGGCTGGTCGCTGGTGCGGGAGAAGCCCGTCGCCTCGATCGGCCAAGGTCCGTACTCCTGGCCCTGCCACCAGATCACGCCCGACTGCAGGTGCGCGTGGAAGAACAGCTGGTCGGCTCCGAAGCTACTGGCGTCCAGTTCGAACAGGGTGATGCGGCCACCTGGTTCGAGCTGCTGGGCATCGGCGGTGATCATGACGCGCCGGCCTGCAAATCAGCCATCGCTTGCTTAAGGCCCGCAACCGCCACCTCCAGCTCGCGGATGCGCTTGTCCTTCGTCTGGTGGCCACGTACACACAACGCCACTATAGCCATCAAGTTGATGTTCATTGGCACATGGCGAGTTACCTCGCGCCACGCTGTTTCAATGGCATCCATCTCGACGGAATGGGTGCCGTCGCCGCTCTCGTTGGGGACCTGCACCGTGACCTTCACCGGCCGCTCGTAGGGCTCTTTCTCTGCCACGTCATAGTCACCATCTGTCGCAATAGGAACGACGCTGTGGACATTCTCCGCAAGTAGGCTCAGGTAGCTCTTCTCGCTCTCCAAGAACTCCGGCCGGTACTTGTGGGTGATCACGACGAGACGATTGAGGTCCGTGTCAGCATCACCACTGTAGCCCTCTATGAAGTCCTTCACATCGGCCGAAGAAGTTGGATTGAAGGACACCGCACTGCAGGATCCGTCTGGCGCCAACACGAGCTGACCAGAGCTGTTGGTCGCTCCATTCGGCCTCAGAAATACAGCGCTACCACTGGCACCTGTCGCCAGCACGACGTTCGACGTTGTGCTGGCAAATGTGAGATTTGCAGATATTCCACCACTTACCGACACCGGCCCATTGAGATTGATGGCAGAGCCACGAATGGACAAAGGGGAGTAACTACTGTTCGCGTTGTTTACGGCGTCCAGAGTCACGCCTGATGCACCCTCGGTTCTGAAGAACAGTTGGTCACCAGAGGTGTTTGGGGTAACGCGAAGGGTGCCCCCATAGATCACCATGTCCCCATTAAGAGTGCCACCGGACTTGGGAAGCGATGGACTGTCCGGACCGAACAATTGACCGAAATTATCGTTGGTCTTTTCGAAGGCGGTCTTTGCCGGGTCTCCCTTGTAGGTTCCATGGTCAGTGGTCGTGTCGATAATCTGGCGGGCCATGGTTACTCCTTACGGCTGGAACGTCTGTTCGAAGGTGGCATTCAGCGTGAACACGTCATTGCCATGGGGAATGAGTCTGTACGTCTTGCACAGGTACAGGCCCTGCACGCCGAGGGGCGGCGTCCACAGGAACGAAACCGCCCCCTGTCGAGCGCGCAGGAAAGCCAGCGCTGGACCAACCTTCGTTCCCTTACCCACTATGGAAATCGGCCAGGACTGCGTTTCGTTGTTCAGGCCATCAGCAGCGGTCTGTCGGTAGCCATCTCCGAACCTGGCCTCACGGGTGAGGAAGTCGCCAGCGCCTGTGATCTCGGTGCGCACGCACCAGGTGAATACCTCAGCCATTGCTCACTCTCATCTGATGGAAGAGGCCGCCGGGCCGCGACTGTTGGGTGGCCCACTCGTTCATCTTGGAAGTGAAGAACTGATTGAGCCGGCGAGTGTCCTCGCTGCCATCGCCCTGTTGGGTGGTGCTGGTGCCATCGGACGAAATGTTCATCGTGGTGTTGAAGTTGTTGGTGATCCCGCCACCGCCGCCAATGGCAGATGCGGGCATGCCTGCGGTGATCGGACGAACCGAACCGGCGTCACCGGGGATCAGATAGGTCTTCCCGCCCTGGTCGAACAGTTCGGGTCGACCGCCCTCACCCACGCGGTACATGCTGCCGGCGGCAACAGGCCCGCCGCCGGCGCGGCCACCGGCCATGCCGCCAATCGCGCTGCCAACCGCGTTGATCCAGCTCGACCCAGTACCGCTGTAGCTGCTTGCCCAGCTGCCGATCATCTGGAAGATCTGCGAAGCCGCCGCCTGGGCAGCCATCTTCTGCAGCGTCTTCGCGAAGCTCTGAACCATCCCGCCCAAGCCTTCGGAGAACGGGTCGAACAGGAAGTCCGCGAAGGCGTCCTGCATGTTTCGGGCGGCCTGGTCGGTGACCGTCTTCATGGTGGACGTCTTGTCCATCGTGTCATCGGCCATCTTCTGCAGGCCGTCGCCGTACAGCGCGGTGTAATCGTCCTGGGCATCCTTTACCGCAGCCAGGTTGCGCAGCAGTTCGGCCTGAGCCTCGCTCAGCTGTCCGAAGGCGCCGGTCTGGATGTCGTAGCTGACCCTGGCGGCCTCGCTCACGTCGCCGTGCAGGGCAATCTCGCGTTCGAGCTGGGCAATGAAGCCCGCGGCCTTCTCGTTGCCGGAGCCATACAGGGCGTCGTAGTCGGCCATCAGCTTTGTTACCGCGTCCTGCTCTTCGCGGACGGCGCCGGCGCGGCTCTTGGTTCCCTTGCCGCCCGTGGGCGCGTCGCCGAACGCGAGCTTGCGCAGGCGATCTGCCTCGGCGCGTGCCTGCCTCAACTGCTCCACAGCCTGCTTGTCCTGCGCCAGTAGGTCAGCGGGGTCGATGAAGTTGACCTTCGGCACGGCCGGCGTCACCCCTCGGCCGTCCCGGCCCACCTGGTCGCGGCCGTAATAGGCGAGGTCAGCACCGTTGTTGGCGACATCCCAGCCGATCTTGATCCGGTCCCAGTCCAGGCCGATGACGCCCTTGCCGGCTTCCGCCAACCCGACCATGCCGATGGTCAGGCCTTGAATGAGGTCATCCAGCGCCTGAATCGGCTTCATCGCCACTTCCATGGCGCTGCCCATCACCCGGATCACGTCGCTGATGCCCTGTGCGGTTTCCTCGACGGCCTGGCCGCTGCGCGCACTGTCCACAAACTGGTTCGTCAGGCGCTCCAGGTCGGGTAGCAGGTCGGCCGCCACGGCATTGCCGACACCGGTGACGAACATCTTCATCCGCGACAGGTTGTCGTTGAACGCCTCCGCCTGCAGGCCGGTCTCCGTGGAGATCACCTGGCCGAAGGCCTGCGCCTCGTCACCTGCAGCCTTCAGGCCCTCGGCGCCGTCCTTCAGCAACGGAATCAGGTTCTGGAAACTCCGCCCGAACACTTTCATTCCGGCGGCGACAATCTCCGGTGATCCCTGCTGCCGCTGGAACACATCGGCGAAGTCGTTGAGCACCTCGGTGGCCGGGCGCAGCCTGCCGGTGGCGTCCTGCACGCTGATACCGAGTGCATCGAAGATCCTGGCCTGCTCGCTGCCGGTCTTCAGGGCGTCACCCTGAGCCTTTGCGAGACGGCCAAGACTGCCCTGCAGGTCCTCCATGGATACGTCTGCCAAGCCGGCCGCATAGGCCATCTTGGAGAACTCCTCCGTGCTTGCCCCGGAGCGCAGTGCGGCCTTGGACAGCTCGTCCATGCTGTTGATCGAGCTGGCCACCATCGCCGTCAGCGCGGTTGCAGCGCCAGCGAACGCAGTGCCGATCGCGGTGCCGGCGGCAGCCGCCTCTTTGCTGAACTGTTTCAGCCGCTGCTCTGCACGTTTGGTGTCGGTCTCGAACGAGCCCGTCTTCATCAACAGGTCGATGACGATGGAGCCGGCAGTTGCCATGCGATCAGCCTCTCGGGGGTTTCAGGCCGAATGCTGCGAGGGTTCGCAGGTCGGCATCGGGGAACTCATGGGCAACCGGAGTCGGCTGCAGGAAGTCGAGGTTCTTCTGGATCGACCCGCCGAAGCTGGCGCCGATAAGCGCTGCTGGGCGGTGGTAGCGATGCAGATCGTCGAAGGGGTACAGCTGATAGAAAGCCAGCCATCGCTGGAATTCAGGCTCGGGCAGATCGTCGATCTCCCCGAGCGTTTTGCCGAGCGCGAGGCCTAGGATGCAGCTGAAGTACTCGCGCCCACGCTCGGCAATGACTTTTTTGCGTCTTCACCGATCCCGGCCACGGCCATGACGTGGGGGAACAGGTCGGTGAGGCCGTTCGCCGTCAGGTTCTGCGACTCGGCCTCGCTCAGCACCAGCTTCCCGTCGGCGTCGCACAGGCTGGCTGCCACCAGGCGCTGCATTGCAAAGCAGGTTTCGTCTTCGTTGCCGGAAGCTTCCGCCGCGCGCCAGCGGCGCATCTGGCCGGCGCTGACCTGGCGAAAGTGCACGGTCTCGGTCGTGCCGTCGCTGAACTTCACCTCGCGCGCGACGGGGGCATTGCTCGTCAGGATCTTGCTCTTGTCCATCAGCCGTTCTCAGTAGGTGGGGGCCGGGTACGCGACGGCTGGGCGCGCAGAGCCGGACACCCCGAAGGTCAATGCGTGAGCCGTCAGGCCGAGTACGGCCCGTTCCAGTGGGGGACGACGCTGCCGCTGCGCTGGATCGTCAGCGTGCCGCGCACGATCTCGTTGGTAGCGATGTCGATGTTCAGATCAGCGACGTAGCCGCGGAAGCCGATCGAGGTCCGGAGGGGCGACGCCGGCGCGACCAGGTCGTCGTTGGAGTCGAGCGAAGGAACCGCTACACCGTCGCTCAGGCCGATCAACCAATCCACGACCTCCCGCGACTCCTTCAGTTCGAACAGGATCTGGTGCGACTGGCTGCGGGGGATGAAGTTGAACGGGACGCTGACCTGCCCCGGATTGCCCAGGCCGCCCTCGAACTCCTTGTCACCGACAGTGCTCAGGCAGGTGGATTCGATCTGGTCGGCAGCGCCGCCCAGGCCGGTGATGCCAGTCGGGCACTCGAACTTCAGGACCGAGGCGACGCTGGAACTCAGCTTGTCCACGGTGAAGAGCTCGGACCCCTGGGTTTTGATGACGCCCTCGGTCATTGCAAAGTCCTCTGGTCAAAGAAAAACCGCCTCGCGGCGGCCGTTGGGGTGATGCCAGCGGCTCAGCGCTGGTCGATAAAGTCGGCCTCCATGCCGACCCGGTAAAGCTTCGTGTCAGGATCGCGGCTGTTGATCACTACCCGGTTGCAGATCAGGCCGGCGTCCAGTGCCCCGCGAACAGCCAGCGCCAGTTGCTCTGCGCCGGCATCGGTAGCGTGGTAGCAGTCCAGCTGCACCGTGGTGAAGTCGCCACCAGGCGCACTGCTCAGATTGTCGAAAGGCTGCCCGCTGATGATCTGCCAAGTGATGTAAGGGCGGGTCTCGGTCTGGGATACCTCGCCATGCCGGCCAATACGTGTATCAACGATCGCGGCAACTGCCGGCGTCCGGACGGTACGGTAGACCTTGGGGAACATCAGCGGCCTCCCCGGTTCTGCTGAGCCAGCTTCGCCACCAGGCGATCAATCCTCACGGTCAGGTCGCCGACCACCAGGTTGATCGTTTCCTCTCCGCGTTCGTTCACCGTTCGACGGATGAATGAGCGCGCAGGCTGGTGCACCGATCCGTACTCCTTCAGCTGTGCCGACTTCAGAGTGCTGACCTGCTCGCCCTTGCGGCCCGGATACATCCTCCGCTTGATCCGGACCAGGTAGCGCTCGCCGCTGCCGTCGCTGGGCGCCTTACCGCGCGTGGCGATGATGTTCTGCGCCAGCAGGCCGGTGGAGTCGTCGCCCGGTTCGAGCACCGCCTGCAGGTTCTGTCGCTCCTTGTCACGCAGAAACCGCGCGCCTTTAGCCAGCGCCAGCTTCACCGGCCCGCCCTTCTTGCTCACGACCTCGGCCGGGAGGCTGCTCAGCGTGCGGATGATCCCAGGGATGCCGGTGATGTTGAACTCGACTTTCACAGGTACACCTCTGCGTCCTGGCCGACCCAGTTCCTCAGCAAGGCACCACAGGGATCAGCTTCACCATTGAAATCCGGGTCATGCCCCATCCCTATGCCACCGCGACCCGGCAGACCCTTGATGCCCACGACACGGTGGCCACCGAACAGCCGGCGGCCACACGGACGGCGCCACAGCTCCAGGTCGATGAACTTCGGCCGTGATCGGCAGGCGTCAGCGAAATCGCGGAGCGCCGCACCGCGCATCGCGGTGCTGCACAGGCTGGCGTGACCGGTGTTGGCCAACTGCCGGCCGCGCCGCTGAGCCACGTTGTAGTAGCGAGCCCGGTGCTCGCCCACCAGCTCTGCATGCTCCAGCTCGGCGGCAACTGTGGTCAGCCAGTCAGGCGCATACCAGTCGTCGTCCTCGATGATCACCAGCCGCTCTTCAGGACCAACCGCTGCCAGCCCCTTCAGCAGGTTGCGAGCCTGCGTGTTCTGCCCGGGCGCCCAGTGTGGTGATGGGCGCACCAGCACCAGCTGCCAGCCCTCGCGCCGGAAGGTCACCGGCTGCGGCTCCGGGCCGTCGTCCACGATGATCCAGCGGACGGGGCCGGCGTAGTCCTGTCGGCCCATCCAACGTTCACACAGCGCCCAGGCAGCCGGCCGGGCACCGGTGGCCGTGAGCAGCGTCAGCATCGCGCCACCGCGAAGGTGTGCATCGGCAGTCGCCGGCGGGCCACGCCGCGCTCACCGTGGTCGTTCAGTCCGATCGGCACCTCACCGGCGTACTCGGTCGCGATGTCGCTGAAGCCGGCATCGGCCAGCAGCAGCCGCAGGCCGCTCTGGCTGTAGCGGTAGTAGTCGTCTGGGTAACCGTGCTCCGGGAACGCGAACAGCGTGGTGATCACCAGCAGGCCACCTGGCTGAAGCACGCGGCGAAGCTCCGGAAGCGCCATCCACGGCCGGGCCACGTGCTCCAGCACCTCCGAGCAAACGATGCCGCTGAAGCGCCCAGCCCATTCCGCCGGCAGGTCGTGGATGTCGGCCACCTGGTCGACGCCCTCGCCCGCCTGCATGTCGATGCCGGTCCACTGCCCATTGGCCAGGTCACGGTTGGTGCACCACCAAGCGGCCGGGTCATGGATGCGGCTGCCGACCTCCAGGACATCATCGCCCAAGGCACCGGCATGGCTCTCGATGTAGGCGCGGATGCGCCCGCGCACCGAGTTAAGCGGCAGTCTGTTCATCGAAATCGAAGCACCTGAGCGATGAGCCGGCCGTGCAGTTCACGACGCGGACGTGGGGGTTCTGGTTCGCCCACTGGGCGAACTGTTGCTTGTGGATCTCGCGGCGGTGCGGCGCCGTGTTGGTCAGGCCGTTGGAGTACGGCCCGAAGAAGTGGCTGCCGTGCATATCAAAGCCGTGCAGGCGAACCAGCGTCGCGCCAAGGTGGGCGGCAACCGCCAGCGCCAGCACGCCGCTATTCCAGTTGTTCGGTGCCCCGGGCAGCTGGATCACTCCGCCGATCCGGTGGCTGCTGTAGCGCGCTCCAGCGAACTGCCGCGCCTCCGGGTACTTGTCCCACCACTGCCGATCGCTGGCCGCCAGGAACTCCGCCCACGGCGCCAGCTCGAAGGCATTGCTGACCACGCCGACGCGGCGCCCGCGCAGGCGCTCGGCCAGGCTTGCCGATGCGCTCGGGCCTGGTCCAAGAAGGTCGATCTCGATCATTGGCCGTCGTTGACCCCGGCCGCGACGGGAATGGTGATGTACTCCAGTCCCGACGCCTTGTCCGGCAGCAGCCCGGCGATGTTGAAGATCTCGCCGCGATGGACCAGGCGCATCGACGGCAGCAGACCGTCGCGGTAGCGCATGGTGATGCGTGCCGTGACCGCCGATTGTGTCTGCCCGGACTGGATGAACTCTCGGGCGGACAGCGGCTCGACAGACGCCCATACGGTGGCCACGTCGAGCCACGCCGTCTGCTCGATACCATCGCTGTCCCTGGTCGTCACCTGCTGCTGGATCAGCACCCGGTGCCGCAGGGTTCCGCTGGCAACGTTGCTCATCAGGCCACCGTCGTGCGCCGCAGCGGCGCCAGCTGTGCGGTGGCGGCCTTCGACAGCACATAGCCGTGGCCAGCATCGGCCGGCACCACGTTGTCGCCCTCGCCCTCGCGGAATCGGTACTGGGAGGCCAGCTCCAGCAACGTCGCGGCAATCACCGAAGGATGCAGGACCGGCTCACCGTTGCTGTCCTCGGCCGGGACCGGCCGACCGGCGCTGTCACGGACCAGTTCCCCATCAGAGTCGCGCTGCAGCACGTACAGGCGCCACTCCTGCTTCAGCCACGCTGCCACAGACTCGGACACGGCCGGAATCCAGATCGCCAGCCAGCGGTCATCAGCGTCGCTGTCGATGCGCATCTGCTCGCGGGCGTCCGCCGGAGTGACGAACTCACGCATGGCTGCCACCCAGCTGCACAGGCTCGGCCGGAACGCGCACGCTCTTGCCGTCCTTACCGTCGCGACCTTTGCGCGCGCCCAGCGCCCAGTCCTGATCGTTCTCCAGACAGGGCTTCGACGCATTGCTCCGCTTGGCGATCCACAGGGCGCCGTCGTGGGTGATGGATTCGCCCGCCTTCACGCCCAGGCCTTCGCGCCAGAAGCCGCGGTGCACCATGTAGGGCAGAACGAACTCCTTGCGGCAATCGCCGGCGCCCAGCGTGATGACGAAGCCACGCTCGGCGTCGTAGTCGCCGGAGGCTGTCTCGAAGCTGAGGCCGTCTTGGCCATTCTCACCCACGACCTTGCCCAGCCTGATCGTCTCGCCCTTCGTGGTGGTGATCACCAGCTCGCCGGCGCGATCGATCATGGCGCCGGCCAGGCCGACACCGTCGGCGCCGGCCTGCGGCGGGTTCTCGGTCAGGTGCTTGGCCACCGCCGCCGCCAGCTGCTGCTCGGTGATCGGATCCGCGTCCCGGCCATCCTTCGGCACCGGCAGTGCGTCTACAGCGGCCTTGACCGTTGCCTCAATCACCGCAGGGTCTGCGTCCCGGCCGTGCTGCACCGGGTTGGCTTCGAAGTGCTTGGAGACGGCATCGGCAGTGGCCAGGTCGACCAACGTCTGCAGGCGCGGAGATTCCAGGAGCTTTGCCACGACCAAGTCAGACAGCGCATCCACGTCCACCGGCTCGGCGTCCTGGCCGGGGTCGCCCTTCTCCGGAGCCCGCTCGCGCAGCTCTTCCAGCTCACGCTTCACCGGCGCGATCGCCTCCCGGATCAGGCCGCCGATCTCCTTGCCGAAGTCGATGGGGTCAGTCATTGCGGAATACCTCGGCTCGCGCGGCGTGAAGGGCCTTCATCATGAAATTCTCCTGCTGCAGCGCGCGCAGCTCGTCGCTGTCGTCAGGCGGTGTCTCGTCGGTCTTGGCGGACGGCGCCACCGGTGCGGCCTCGGGCTCGGCCGCGATCTTGTTCTGCCGGACCTGGTCGAGCGGGAAGTCCTGCTGCTGCATGTAGACGGTGTCGCCGCCTTCCAGCGGAGGAAGGTTGAACGCCAGTCGGCCTTCGTTCGGAGTCTCGATACCGCCACTGGTCAGCTTGGTGTGCACGTCCGCCTGTTTGCCAACGTCCATGCGCAGCAGCGGCTCCAGATCCAGCTCCACGCCCATCGGTCGGGAAATTCCCAGGCCCTCGTCCAGAAGTGCCTCGATTGCCTCGATGTGCGCCTGCAGCGCATCTGAGTAGTACAGCTGGTTGATGTCGTCGACCTTCATGCCCGCAGGGATGGAGCCGATGCCGATCTTGAACGGCGGGATGCCGAACGGCTGGCACACCTGCTCGTCCGAGTACCGCATCTGCTCGACCAACTGCGAGTCGGCAGCCTTGAACGCGAATGGCGTGAACTTCATGTCCGCGCCAATCACAGCCACCTTGCCGGCGTTGGATCCCTGAAAACTGTTGTTCCAATAGTCCTTCACAGCCTGAGCGTCCTCGTCGGACATGCCCGCCGGCGCGGTCAGGATGCCGCCAGGGTTGGCGCCGTTGGAGAAGAAGGTGGTCGAGTCCTTCAGAATCTTCAGGTTCTTCACTGCCGGCCAGTGGGCAGCGCACAGCGGCGGCACGCCGATCAGCTGGTGATGGAAGCAGTTCATCCGGTCGTGGATGATCTCGGTGGCCGGCACGATCAGTTGCGTGCCCGGGTAATTCTTCGGCAGCAGGTTCTCGCCGGTGCTGTAGTTGAGCTGGTAGAAGACCTCGCCGCTATCGGACACCATCGGCTGCACGCTGAACGGATCCAGCACCCACAGCCGGTTGACGACCCGGCGCTCATCGCGGCCCTTCAGCACGTAGGTGTTGCCATGGATCAGCTTCGACAGCATCCAGGCTGCACGGAACTGCTGCGCAATCTGGTAGTTGTTGGGCTTGCGCAGTACGGGCCAGTAGGCGGTGTTGTTCTTCTCGACCCGCCAGATCCCATTCTCGTCCTCAGACTTCAGCACGAACGGCAGCTTGCCGATGTCGGAAGCGATGCGGTTGAGGCAGGCGTAAAGGGTCGGGTAGCAAAGAATCGTGCTGTGCCGCTCTTCCTTGTTCTGCTGCCATGCGCCGGAAAACGGCTCACGCACGGTCAGCGAGTGCCAACCTTCTCGCCCCGGCCGGGCATCGACCGGCGACAGGCTCCGCAGGTACTCGACGCCGTGCTGGCGAACGCCCATCGCAGTGGCCAGTTCGCGGGGCGAGAATCCAGTCATCAGTCGTTGCCCTTGGCTTCCGCAGCCTTCTGCTGCGCTTCGGCTTTCTTCGCCGCCTTCTTGGCAGCGGCCTCGGCAGCCTTCCGTGCCCTGGCTTCCGCAGCCTTCTGCTGCGCTGCTGCCAGCTCTTCCGGCGTCGGGCCGACCGGCTGCTGCGCCTGCATGTCGCGGCGCAGATACCCATGGCGCTGCACCAGCATGTCGGCCACTCGCGGGTGGACTTTCGCCACCCTGCCACGCTTCTCGATCTCGACCTTGGTCATGATGTCCTCACCTGGTCCTGTGGACGCACGAAAGCGGCAGGGGCCGAAGCCCCCACCGCCGCCGATCGCCGTTGATTACGCGCCGCCCCAGCTCACGCCGGTCAGGTAGGCGACGCCGGATGCGCGACGTCGTGCCCAGTTGATGTAGCGCTCTGCGCGGAAGGCCGTGCTGTTGGTCTGGAACATCGAGACCATGGTGGTCGGCGTGCCGCTTGCCGAGTTGTTGGTCGGGTTGTCCAGCATCTGCAGCGAAGCTTCCTGCGATGCGTCGACCGTGACCTGGCCGTCGTCCGCCAGCCAGATGTCGGATGCGTTGACCAGCACCACGATGCCGCCATCGCTGGTGACCGGCAGGTAGTCGGACACGATCACCGGCACACCGTTGAAGGTGCCGCCGTTCATGGTGATGCCCGGGAACTCCAGCTGACCCAGCGGGTTGAGCATCAGGCTCAGGGCCAGCGCGGTGGTGCTGTCCATGATGTACACCGCGCTGCGCGGCGGATTGCGCGCCGCGATGAACGGTGCCCACAGCGCCTTCAGGTCCGCACGGATGGCGTCGGCATCGTTGCCCGAGGAAGGAATCGCGGTCGCGCCGTTGGTGATCGATGCCGGGGACACATTGGCCACGGCCGCCTTCGCCGGGTTGACAAAGTCGATGTCCAGACGCTCGTTCACGGCAGCGGCCAGCGCATCGCGAACCAGTCGCTCGGCCGACGGGCTGGAGAAGCGGATCAGCTCGTTGGTCAGAACCGAGATTGCCGCGACCTTCGCCCAGCGCAGCTCGGTCGCGTTGAAATCGAACGCGGTGAGCGGCTTCGGAGCACCCTCACCCACCCAGCCGGCGCTGCCGCCGCTGGTCTGGCCGGCGATGCGCACGTTGAATGGGATGCTGTTCAGCGCCGGGATGTTGCCCTGACCGAACTGGCCGATGATGCCCCGCGGGCGCTGGAACTCGACGAAGTCGCCAGCGAAGTTCTGGTAGTCCACCAGCGGCGCAGCGAAGGTCGGATCCAGCGTGGTGCCGGCTTCGATCGTCGCCTTCATGATCAGTTCGAGGTCAGCGCCCTCGGCCTGGGCCTTCAGCGTGCGCACCACGCGCTCGCTTTCCGGGAAATGGCGCTCGGCGAGGCGGAACGCCTTTTCGGCATTGCCCTTGGCCTTCAGCTGGCACATGGCGTAGCGAGCGAACTCGATGCCCTTCTCCAGCTTCTGGGTGTTCTTCACCTGGACCGGATCCAGGGCACGGCCTTCCCCGCCACCGACGCGGTTGCCGTTCTCGTCGGCGATGGGACCGACCGGCTTGGCCGACTTGGCCTGGATTGCCAGCAGCTTATCGAAGCGTTCGATGTCACCGTCCAGGTTCTTGATCTGTTCGCCGATGCCGTCGAACTCTTCCTGCTCAGCGGTGTTCATCGAGCGCTTCTCGGCCATCGACTTCTCGACGACGGTGCTGAGCTTCTTTTCCAGCTCGGCGCGGGTTGCACGGAGGGCTTCCAGCTGTTCTGCGAGGGTCATGTCAGTTTCCTTGTGGCGCAGCCGTTCGGCCCGGGTTCCACGCCGGGCAGTGCCTGCAGATGATGGGATGCGGGTTCCACCCCGCAGGGCCATGCGGCCCGGTGCTTCAGTGCAGCAACTTCACCGCGCCGCCAGCCGGTCGCTCGACCTTGGCCGCCTGGCGCTGAATGAGGGGGACGCCGTAGTTCGCCGAGCGGCGGCCGCCGGCGGTGTCCATGGCCTTGATGGTCTGGATGGTCGCTGCGGCGTTGGCTGGGATGGTGACCAGCGACAGCTCGAAGATCTCGGTCTCGGTGAACCGGATGCCGCCGCCTTCCATGTAGCTGTACTCCAGCGCCCGGAAGCCGATCGACACGCCGCGCACCAGCTTCTCCTTCACCGACTGCCAGGCCAGATCACAGAGGTCCTTCAAGGCGCCAGCAGTGGCGATCTTCGCCACGCTCGCCGTGAACGGAATGCCCTTGGCCGTCGGCTTGCCGAACTTCACGATGCCCACCGGGCTGTCGTGGCGGTGCTGCCACAGCAGCGGCAGCTCAGCGGCGAACTTGGCGCCAAGCGGTTCAACGACGTCGCCATAGCGGTCGGGTTCCGGCGTGGTCGCCCAGCCGGTGATGATCTGCTGGTCGTCGTCGTAGTCCTTCACCTCCAGCAAGCTGTAGGCGCGGTTTTCATTCTTCATCGGCTTCCACCCACGGTCATGAGGACGAGTTTCTTGTTCTTCGGCTCGGGGTTCCGAGACATCAGCTCCACGGCATTCATCGCCGCCATCAGCGGGTCGATTTTCCCGACCCCGCTGGCAGCCTTGGTCACGTACAGCGCGTTCTTCGACGCCTCGACCTTGGCATTGCCCACGCACCAATCCATCAGCCGCGAGCCGTCATGCGTAAGCAGGCGATCGGCCAGCCACCGCTCGAATACCTTGCAGGTGCCCGTCAGCTGCCAGCCCTGCCGGATGCCCACGATCAGCTCGGCATCGATCTTCTCGGCGGCCAGGGCGTCCAGCACCGTGCCCAGGCCCGAGGGATCGACGCCGATGCCGGCCAGCAGCCGGGCCTTGTCCACACGCTTAACCATCGCGGCCATGTCACGTAGGTCAGTCGCGCCGTCTTCACCGTCAGCGCCCACCACCAGATGACCGTCTGCGATGAAGTCGGTGTAGCGGGCATCTTCGCTCTTCCGGCGCTTGAGCGCCTTGGGATGAGCGAATGCCCGGCTCAACAGCAGCTTCCGCTTCGTGTGTTTGTCCCTGCCGCAGAACGACAGTCCGAGCAGGTCGTCTAGGCCGCCGCCGTCGATGCCGACCGTAATCGCATCGCAACGACTGATCATCCCGTCCAGGGTGATCCTCTGGTCCGCCTGCGCCTCCCAGAACTCGGCGCCCGCCCAACTGCCTTGGTGCAGAGCCACCCCGATCTGCACGTTGAGGTGCTGCGACGCCCAGCTCCGCAGCTCGGCCTCACTGGTGCCCACTGCGTCGTCGAACTCTTCCACCATGCGCTCCAGCGTCATGGCCCGGCCGATGTTCGGGTTCAGCAGCGGCCACAGCTGCGGGTCCTTCCACTGCTGGTCCTTCGACTCCTGTATCTCCTGCGGGAACTCGAACAGCACCGGCAGCATCTTGCCCACCCGCTTTCCGTCGCGGATGTCCCGGGCCTTCTGCAGCTCGTCGGCGAACACCCCGACTGGCTGCTCGTCGCTCTGCGTGGTGATGAACCACAGGAACGCTTCCGGGTAAGGCACCATGCCGCCGCGGATCTGACGCAGCGCCTGGGCGGCCTTGGCCTTTTTGGCGCACACGTGCAGCTCGTCGATCAGCGCTCCGCCCGACACCTTCACGCCGGTCAACACCGCAGGGTCAAACGTCATGATCTCCAGCGAGGCCTTCGTCTCGCGATGGATGATCGTCTTCAGGTGGTGGCGGATGTGGAACTTGGCATCCAGCACCGGGTCCAGCTCGATCGCGCCGGCGGCGGCGTCGAACGCCAGCTGCGCCGTGTCCTGCACCGGTGCCGTCATCAGGAACGTGGCACGTGGGCGCTGGTTAATCAGCGTGGCTGTCACCATGCCCAGCGCCCCGAAGGTCGTCTTGGCGTTCTTCTTCGGTACCAGGGCGAACAGGTCGCGAATCTCGCGGTCTCCGTTCTCCGGGTTCACCGAGCCGAACATGTTGCGTGCCACGTCCTGGAACCACTCGCCGCCGGCCTCCGCCACGGTGGGCGTGCCAGGCACGTCCGCCAGACGAAGCCTGCCCAGAATGGCTGCCGCGCGTTCCGCCTGTTGGGTCCATAGGGGCAGCTGCGCGACCGGCAGCTGGCCGGCCTGCAGCTTGCCCCACCAGTCCCGACAGGAAAGGTCCCAGCTCACTTACTTGGCAGCCCGGGAGATGGGGGTGACGTTGTTGCCCAGCAGACCTTCCCAGCCGGTACCGGTCTCCGCACCGACCGCATCCGCGTTGGCCTTCTCTTTCTTGCCCACCGGCTTCTCCTGCGGCACCGGGGGCGCAGCCAGCGTGGGCACCTGCGCAAGGAACGCTTTCTGGGCAGCCACGTTGCCCTTAAGTGCCGTCCTCGCCATGGCGTCCATCACCTCCATTCGCCGGCGCAGTGCGGCTGCCGAGATCTCCTTTTCGAAGTACTTCTCCAAGGTGTTCCGAGAGATCCCCAGCGCGATCGATATCTCCTGGTGCGTCATGCCGCTGGCCGCTGCGTTGGTCACCAGCCGGCGCTGCACCGCGGTGGCCTTGAACGCCGGGCGGCCGGGTTTCGTGTTTTTGCGCATAAATGGCCCTCAGCCTTAAATTCCGGCCGAGAAAAAAACCTCTGAATGAGTGGGCGGCGGGTGTCCGTGGCGAAGGGCCTGAAGTTTTCTCCCTCCCCCCCCGGCCCTATTCCCACCGATGTGAAACAGTCGTCGCGTCGCGCTTGGTTCCACGCGGTCGCTTCAACGTCGCGCCGCACCTCGCCTTGCCTCTGCCTGGGTCTTCACCCCATGGCATTCGGTGCAGATCGCCTGCAGGTTCGTCTCGTCGTCGCTGCCGCCCTCGGCCACGTTGACAATGTGATCCACCTCCGTGGCTTCGGTGACGCGTCCCTGCTGCTTGCAGGGCTGGCACAGGTACTGGTCCCGCTGCATGACTGCGTCGCGCTTCCTACGCCATGGCCTGCCGCCCCTACCCTTCCCGTAGCTGGGTGCCACCGGTGCCGTGGGCTTCAACCTGCTGGGTGCGCTGGCGATGCGCGGTGCAAGAGTGGTGACCCTCGCCATCAGCCGAGGCTCTGCGACTGGTCGCGCTCACCTGGCACCAGCTCACCGTCGAGGCTGCGGGCAGGCTGGTCGTGCTCTTCCTCACCCTGGGCGGCCAGCGCCTCAATCAGGGCGTCCAGCTTCCTGCCCTGCTCCTCCTGCCTCAGTTCGATGCGGCGCAAGCGGTCCGACAGACTCATGCTGACGCCCCGTCAAAGAACCCACCCCAGTACAACAACAAGCCGATCAGCATCACAGCGATGAAACTAGTCACCGCGTTGTGACGTGCTGGCTTCTTCAGTTCACCGTGCCTGGCAATCTCAGCGCCAAGCCCTATTAGGACCAATAGAAGGTAGATCGCTTGCGGCCAACCAATGCTCATGGCTCCACCTGCTTCTGGTCGCCGGCTGGGGCCAGCTTCTCGATCGCGATCATTCGGCTATCGCAGTCCTCCAGAGTCAGGAGGTTGGCGTTGTATGCAGCGACGACGGCTTCCACGGTGCGGGAGGTGGCGCGCTTCGCCGGGCAGCGGGCGGTCAGCGCCGCCGGCACGGCCACCGAGCGCTCTACCGGCACATACACCACCTTGGGCAGCTCAGGTCTCTCGGCCTTGCTGCAGCTGCCGAACCCGCACAGCGGCAGGGCCGCAGCCAGGATCACAGCAACGGAATGGCGTCGCATAGGTTCTGCTCCAACTGCTGCCGGCATCCCGGCTGGTTCTTGGCTGCCTGCAGGTACTGCTCGGCTTGGGTGGCGCGGCGCTGGCTCTGCGCTGCGGCTGCCTCGGCCAGGCGGGCGGCTTCCTTGGCTGCCTGCTGCTGGCGGGTGGCCTCGTCGATTGCGCGCTGGGTCTGCCGGTTCACCTCCTGCAGCAGCTGGCCGCAGGCGTTGGCCGCGCGCAGGTTCTCGTCGGAGCTGGCCTTGGCCTGGTCGCGCTGCTTCTCGGCGGCGGCGATCAAGCCCTGATCCTTCTTGGCCCGGTAATCCGACCCGAGCCGGGCACCCATCAGCAGGACAGCGGCGACTGCCGCAATCCACAGCCCCACGCGGATCAGGCCAACGTAAGGCCGCAGCGGGTCAGGGACCAGCATCGCCGCCGCTCAGCTTGGGCTGCACGAAGATGCGCGACACCGCAGCCAGGAAGGATGTGACGCCAGCAGATGCCAGTGCGCTGTAGGCCACAGTCTGCTTGAACCCGTCATGCACCACCGGCAACCAGTCCGCCGGCAGCACCATGTATGCGCCGATGATCCCAAGCGCAGTGGCACTGATGGTGCCGGCCAGCAGCGACAGGCGCACCGACCAGAACCGCCAGAAGTGGCGCCGGTCGTTGGTGAGTTTCACGTTCTTCACTTCAGCCCCCTGAGCTGCTTCAGCTCCTTGATGTCCTGCTTGTTCTGCTCGACCTGCACGGCCTGCTTGGCCAGTTCGAGCTTCAGCGCCGGGACGTCGGCCAGCTGGGTGTTGAAGGTCTGCAGCTGCTGCTGCACCGTGGCCATCTGCTGGTTCGTCACCTGCTGCTGGGTCAGAACCGCCTGCATGGAGCTGATCAGCCAGTACCCGCCGGCGACGATGAATCCGGCAAAAGCGGTCACGAACCACTTTTCCACCGGGCCAAGGGAAACTCGGGTGCGGCCGTCCTGGCTCGGCTGGACTTCCATCGTCACGCCCTTACCGCCTCAACCGCGGCGCGGTAGTTCCTCGGCCAACGGTCGATGTGCGGCTTGCCGGGGCGCCAAGCGTCCAGGTACTGCGCCCAAGCCACCGAGACGTTGCCGATCGGCGGCAGGCGCTTGGGCAGAGTGAACAGCAGCAGGCGGGCGAACCCAGCGGCCAGGATGTCGTCCTGCTCCAGCTGGGTATACACGGCAGCCGGCGTCGCGGTGACCCCGCGCGCGCCGCAGAGCAGCGCGGCCGCTGCCCGCGTCGAAGGGTGGTTCAGCACGCCGCGGACGCCGCCACCCTGTTCAAACTGCCACAGGCCACGGGCCGGACCCTTCACCTGTCGGCGGTGGGCCAGGCCGGATTCCTGCCCGGAGATGGCCAGCAGCATCACTCGCGCCTCGGGCGAGTCGTAGCGGGCGGCTCCCAGCAGTGCCAGGGCCGGAACAACCACGTGTTGCAGGCACTGCGCCGCGGTCATCGGCAGCGGTAGCTGTGACATGGGTGGATCTCCGGCAAAGGGGTGCCCGTCACCGCAGCCCGGCAGGCTCGGCGAGTTGGTCCGGTGAGGGTGGACGGGCGTAGATGGTTGCGGAGCCCGGATTCGAACCGGGGACTTCCGGGTTATGAGCCCGGCGGCTTAGACCACTGGCCCACGCCCGCAGGAAAAGTAGTCCCGGAAACGCAGAAGCCCCGGCGTTGGCCAGGGCTTCAGGGGGACTTCTCGAATGGTGCCAAGTTTCTAGGCCACATTGTCTAGACGCAATACCTTGCACAACGACCGGATCGCATCGAGGCTCATGTGCTTCCACCGGGTCTCGCTCACGCCGAAGTGCTTCACGACCAAGGCCGTTGCATCCTTCATCGCCTGCTTGTGGACGGGGTCAGACAGGTTCATGCGGAACCACTCACCCTGCGTGTGATAGGCGCGAAGCTGGTCATGGAACATGGCCTCAGCTGACCGAGCTCCACGGGGCAGGTCTAGGTAGGCCACATCGGTGATCGGCATCGGGCAGCCGGTTTGCACGGCGCTGACCCGCGCAGCCAGATCGGTGGTCACCCCGATCTTGCAGAAGCTCTCACCACAGCAAGCGTCGGCGATCATCATGTATACGCGCATCTTCATGCTGCGTTCTCCTTCGAAAGTTGACCCATCACGAATGCTTTTGCGATGGCGAGATAGTCGTAATAGGTCGGCCGCTTAATGTCGATCCCCGCGCGCCGCAGGTTCTGCAGCTTCAGTTCCAGTGGCGCCGACTTCAGGAAGTACTCGCATCGCAGCGTCCGACCGGGTCGGATGTAGCCATACGCCTCCATGGCAAGCACTGCGGATTGGACTTCGTCCCCAGGCGTGTTGATGAGAATGCCGCGGTAGCCACCGGTACCCGGCACGAACCCCTGATGCTCAATCAGGGACTGCAGGAGGTTCCGACTGGAGTATCCGATATGCTCGTACCGACCACCGCCGTACTCTTCCGCCCACTGGATCAGGCGCGCTTCGAGCTGCTTCTTATCCATCGCGCATCCCCTCCAGCACGCTCTCGTCGAATCGGAACACCGGCAGCAGGCCATCGGTGTCGCAGTTCCCCCTCCTGTCAGGACGGCGCTGGCAGTGCGCTGGGCTGCTGCCACGCTCGCGCATGGTGCAGACGGCGCACACGCCATGCCGGCGCAGGTAGGCGTTGTATCGCTTCCGCGTGCGGGCCTCGGCGGTGGTCATGCGCCGCCCCTGATCAGGCTGTCGCCGTATAGGCCAATCAGCAGCGCATCTGCCCGGCCGTTGTCCTTCTTCCGTTGCAGCTGCACCGCCGCAGCGGGGAATCGCTGGATTGCCAGCACGCGGCCGGCGTCCTTGCCCTTCCCCGACAGGTCGAATCGGCGCTTCCAGACCGCCGGCTGCACCAGCACCAAGTGCAGACCCAGCAGCCGCACGGTCGCCTTCAGCTGCCCGAAGCCCTCGGCCAGGTTGTGTCTGGCCACCGATCCCTCGATGGCCTTGCCCTCGCCGTTGCGCATCGGCCGGGCGTGGATCCGCTCAAGGGCTACGGCGACCACCGCCCCCGGGTTGGCGTCCCTTTGCTGCCGAAGGAACTCAGCGACGGCGCGCGCGTCCACCTCCCCGTCCACCACCGGCATATCGACCATCGGGCCAGGCTCGCCGTCCAGCAACGTCACGATGGCGCCGGTCAGGCCGGGGTCGATGCCGAACGTCAGGCGGCTTGCCATTGGCGGGTCTCCTTCATGTGTTTCTCGATCAGGGTGTTCTGTAGGTCCAGCAGGTAGTCGTCGCTACCGACCTCTTGGCGGAACTTGCGGGGTTGACGGGCGTACGACGGGCCGAACAGTTCCTCGCAGCGGGCGGCGGACATGCCGCCGAACGGCTCGCCGCGATGCGACCATGGGTTCAGGCCGATGGTGAAATCGTGGCCACGACGCTTGGCGCCGTGCTTGCCGCCGACCGTCAGGTGATGCACCTCGGCGGGGATCGGCATATCGTCCAGATCGATGCCCAGGCTATGGGCCACGATGCAGCCGATTTCGGCAATAGCGTCCATACGCTGCCGCTGAGCTGCCGTAGGGTTGCCCGTTGAGCGGCCGCGCTTCATCGTTCACCCCGACGCAGGTCAGTCACCATCTGGTCGATCACGGCGGCGATGCGCGAAGACTGGCCCACTGCCTTTCGCTGCGCCTGCGCTGCCATGATCAGCAGCTGCTCGGCGCTCAGGCCATGCAGGGTGGATGGGTTGCACTTCTGAAGGCAGCGCCCTTGGATGAAGCATTCGCCGCTGGCGACCATGCACTGCCTGTGGGGGATGAACCCTGAACGGCTCACGGCTTCACCTCCGGGCGCACCGCCAGCGCTGCATCCCAAGCGTCCTGCATCTCTGGATCGTCGATGCAGCGGCGCTTGCTGACCCAGGATTCCATGAAGGCAACCTCCATCTCCACGGGCAGCTCCACCGGCACCAGCACGTAGCCCTCGGGCGGCGTAAGGGCGGCGGCGATGGCGTTGATCGCGGCCTGATCGTTCCTGTCGAGGCCAGCACCGCATCCAACGTGATAGGCGTACTCATGCAACCCAAGCTTTCGCAGCTCGGTGTCCAGCAGCGCCCGCGCCCGCTTCTCGATAACATTCATGCTCCCCCCTGATTCTTCTGAATGATCAACTCCGCGGCCTCGCGGCTCGCCGCGTCCAAGCCGCCGAACACCTCACTTCGCAGCCAGCCGATCCACCCGCCATCGCCGGTACCACCGGACCAGAGTTCGTTCCAGCGTCCTTCGTCCATGTCGAAGAAGTTCAGCGATTCCGGCTCGGTCCGTGTCAGCTTTCCGATTCCAGGCAGGTCGTACTCGACCGACTCGCAACCGATGCCGGACAGCTCCTGCAGCTTCTTCAGGGCGTCGTGCTGGGAGAGGCCATGGAACGCCTCTACGTTGTCGGCCAGCCATCCCGATAGGACGTGCGCCTTCCGGTAGAACTGCGGATTGCGGGATTGGCGGAGCGTGGCGCGGATGCTCATTCCATTGACGAAACGACGCTCACGACACGAGCGGACATCCACTGGGTGCTCAGGCACAAATGCCCCGACAGGCTGCTTTGTCTCTGGATCCAGAAGGGTTCGAATCACCAGATTGAGGTCACGGGTGCGCAGCTTCTTCTTCGCCTTCGCGAGCGGTGTCGTGGTCATGCGTCACCCGCCCTTGCCGCAGCCGCAGTCTTACCTACCGGAATGCTGCGGGCGCGGCGCGGCGTGGCCGGCTGGTCGAAGTGATCAGGCTGCAACTCCGGATCAAGGAAGCGCATCGTCTTTCCGTCGAAGCCCAGCTCGAAGCGACCGCAAGGACCATGCCGGTTCTTCTCAACGTTCAGCTCGGCCTTGCTGGGATCACCATTCTCCCGGTCGTAGACCACGTGCCGGTAGAGGAAGGCGATGATGTCGGCCTCGCGAGTGGCTTCATCACTGTTTGCGATGTCACCCAGTCCAGGGCGTTTGTCACCAGGGCGGCGGTCGACCTCGGCCTTCACCTGAGCCAGCACCACGATCGGAATATCTAGATCGCGGGCTAGCGTCTTCAGGGTGCGCGCCACCTCTCCGACCTCTTCGGCGCGATCTTTCGAGCGCGGAACACGAATGCGCTGCAGGTAGTCTATCCACGCAATGCGGATTCCATGCTCCTGCTTCCAGCGTCGAATCGTCCTGACTACTTCATCGAGCGTCGGCGCGCTGCGGTCGTAGATGAAAACATGCCGGCCAATCAGCTTGCGCATGCCCTCATTTAGCTGCGGCCATTCTTCCTCGGTGAAGTCACCGCTACGCAGCTTTTCAGCCGCCACACCGGATTCGCCTGCAATGCCGCGCGACGCCAACTGGCGGGCAGACTGTTCGCCGGAAATGATGCCCACAGGGATGCCCAGCCCGCCCTGATGGAACGCGCAGTTCACAAGCAGCGCGGTCTTACCCATCGATGGCCGCGCGCCAATGAAGATCAGATCGCCACCGTGTGCACCACCCAGCCGCTTGTCGGGCCGAGTGAACCCATACGGGACGCCGCGAATCTGACCGCGATGAGCGTAGGCATCCTCCGCATCGCGCCACGCCGCCGTAAGCGCCTGCTCTAGAGTGTGCTCATGGCCTTGACGTGACTTCGTCAGCTGCATGAGGTCGCGAATCGCAGCGTCTAGGATCGCCACCGACTCTTCGCCCTCGGGGTCCAAGCACCGGGCGATCAGCGAATCGCCAATATCGATCGCACGTCGCATGGCAGCCTGCTGCCGAATCAGGGCGGCATGGGCCGGCACCCCAGCGACCGAATAGCCGTTGATCTGCAGTTCCATGGCATAGCCAGGGTCAATCCGCTCGCCGTGCCCCTGAGAGGTCATCCACTCTGCCAGGAAAGTCGCATCGCACGGCTTGCCCACAGCCTCCAGCTTCAGCATCTCCGACCACAGGAGGGCGTGATCACGGCGGAAGAAGTCCCCCGGCTCCAGACCGGCGCGCCCAATGGCCTCGGGGTAGTTCATGCAGCCGCCAATCACGTACTGCTCGGACTCTACGGCCATCGGCAGGCCACGAGAGCGACGGCTGTGTTCGTGCGCAGCGGCCATCACAGCAGCTCCCGTGTGGCGGAGCCGGGACTGGGCTGGGATTGCGAGGGCATGCCCTGCCCTACCTCTCGAGCCAGCCAGTCGGCGCGAAGCGCTGCCCAGCCGCGCTCACAGCACAGGCGCACCGCAGCCTCCAGTGTCAGCCGCGCTTTGTCGGCTTCCCGCTGCAAGCCGGCAACCGCTGTCCCGGTCAAGGGTAGCTTCTTGGCCTTCCGAATCGCGACGAAGTCGGTCACCAGGTCAGCAGGCAGATCCGGAAGCAACTTGATGGCCTCCTCCACTGCCGCGCTATGACGGTTGCTTCTGACGGTTCTTGATGGTTTATGACGGTTAGTGTCCGCCTGGCGGACGGGTATGGTTCGCGAGGCGGACTGGTTGGTTCGCGAGGCGGACTGGTTTGAGTCCGGGATGCGGACTGGTTCGGGAGACGGACTGGTACGCGAGGCGAACTGGTTTACCGCATTCAGATCGATCGTGTAGGACGTGTGCCGACCGTTGCTCCGGTCCGCCACAACCAAGCCCTCGTCCTCCAGCCAGCGAATGGCGGCAATGACTGCCGTCCTACCAAAACAGGTCCGCTCACAGATTTTCGTCAGCGACGGCCAAGCGACGCCCTGGTCGTTGGCATTGTCGGCCAGCGAGATCAGCACCGCCTTGGGTGTCGGCGGCATCTGTACGGGCCAGCAAAGCGACATGATCATGGTGCTCATTGCGGCTCTCCGAAGACGCGGATCTCTACAGCTCGACGCATGCGCTCGTTCTGCTCGGGAGACCGGGCAAACACAGCCGCCTTGAACTCGGAATGGAGTCGCCTAGCCTCTTGCCTATCTCCCCCAACCACCGCCGCCCTCATAAGAGCAGCGAGCATCTTGATGCGCTCTTCGCGAGCCTCGTCGGAATGAACGCTCATGCTGCTTCCACACCCATAAGTTCCGAGGTCAACTCGGCCTGCAAAGAGGCCAGCGCAGCCTGCGCATCGGCGATCTCCTTGACGAGTCGCTGCTTGGAGGCATGGCTACCGCACGACTTGCTCTCCGCATAGGCATCGACGACATCGGCGCACTCGCGCATCACGCAGCTGATGCTGATGGCGCGCCCGGCCTCAGCACTGGGCGCCTGTGCTCCCAGAAAGCCGTATCTGCGAGCCAGCTCCCGTTTGCACTCCAAGCGGTAGGAGTCGGGAAATGCACGGACCCAGGCCTCTTCCAGATCCACCGGGAGCTTCACAGCCCCAGTGACGTAGCGCTTGATGATCTGGGCGTTCGCCTTGATGGCCTTCTCTGCCGAGTCGGCCGTGGTGCCGGCATGGAACTCCACGATGCGAAGGGGCTCAGCCACCAGCGCCAGGTAGTTGTCCACGATCTGGGCTGCGAGCGAGCGCTCGCAGGTCCCGGTCTGGTTCAGTACCTGCTGGTGGTAGCGGAAGATGATCTGTGACCGAGGCTCAGCGGTCTGAAATTCGGGCTTCATTTACGGAGACCTGCTCTGGGCTGAGGATGGCGCTCATGGAGATGCGAGCGAAGAAGGAAGAAAGACTGCTGTGGGCACCGAATGTGGTCAGGCTGGTGCACATGGCGGGACGGTCGTACGCGATCAGGAGGGTCAAGGGCCGGGATGTGGTGCGATGCCTGCGCCAGCCCCGCCGAGCGCCAGGGATGGCGCTGGGGGAAGTGGTTCCCTTCCCCTCTGGAGGCTCTGATTGAGCCTCCATGGCTTAAGCCACCGCCGCGGGATCGGGTGTCTGCTCAGAATGCGGTGCTGGGCCGAACACATCTGGGCGAAGAAGGTGGCGGGAAACGCCGCTGGCTGCTTCGATGGCCAGAACGTGCTCCGCTGGCACGCGACGCTCGCGGTGGATCCAAGCCCACACGTGGCCCTGCCGGACGGTCTTTTCTTCAGTGGAAAGGAGTCGGGCCAGAGCGCTCTGGCCTCCGACCGCTGCGACTGCGGCTTCGAGAGGTGAGTTGTCCATGAGGGGAGCATACAACCTTGGTTGTATTAGTCAACAACCCATGTTGTTTGACCAGAACAACGTACGTTGTCACCTTTCACACATGGAACTGAATGAGCGAGTCTCCCTTGCCCGAGAACATGCCCAACTGACCCAAGCGCAGTTGGCTAAGGCCGCCGGCGTTTCGCAGCAGGCGATCCAGAAGCTGGAGTCGGGGAAGTCCAAGGATTCAAAGAAGATCGCCCAGATAGCGATTGCCTGTGGCGTACGGCCTGAGTGGCTGGCGACCGGAGAAGAGCCAATGGTGGCCACCCTGACGCTGCGTGAGGTTGCGCCTTCCCGCTATGGAGACGATGAATATGCAGATGTCACGGGCTACGCCCAGGCGGTCGGCCTGGGATCGGCGGGTGCCGAGGCAGACGAATACGCCGAGACCCACAGCCTGAAGTTCAAGAAGACCAGCCTAAGGCGCCGGGGCATCTTTGGACGCAATCTGGCTGTCTACTACGGCAAGGGTGACTCGATGGAACCGACCATCGAGGACGGAGATGCAATTCTGTTCGACACCTCAGACACCCGGGTGGTGGACGGATGCCTTTACCTAGTCCAGGTGCACGGCGCGGCTAACCCCGAGTACTACGTGAAGAGGGCCATGGTGCTGGACGGCACGGTCTTCTTCAGCAGCGACAACCCCAAGGGCGATCACCACTGGCAAAAGCCGCGACGGATGGACTCCAAACGGGAACCAATCACGGTCATTGGCCGTGTCCACTGGATTGGCGGATGGGCTGACTAATGAGCACTAACGAACAAGCTGACCGTTCCCCTTTCAATCTGCTCTTGGAGAAGATCACGACGATCGAGTACCTGGTCATCTGCCTAGTGCAAAGCCATCCAGACAAGGCGGCTCTTCACAAGCAGCTCAGCTCACTATACGAATTCCTTGAGGAACCTCACGTCACACGGGGGCCATCTATTGCAAGGACTGTTCAGGATTTGACTGGCTTTGCTCCAGGTGACGGACGTGATGCACGATAGGATCCGTGAGCGGTATGAAGCAGTCCAGCGAAGCACCGAGGCGCTGCAGGGAGGCACCGACCACTTGAAAGAGGGAGGCGGTGGGGGAGATGATGGCAACATGGAAGCCCGAATCGCCAAGCTTGAAGTTGCTGTCGAGTACATCCAGCGCGATGTTGCTGAGATTAAAAGCGACCTGAAGTTGCTGGATCAGGCCCTCCGTGAGTTCGGCTTGAACGTCAACAGAGAGTTCCGGACCGTAGACGTCGAGTTCAGAACGGTGCGCTCCGAAGCTAAGGCCGACTTCCGAGTTCTCTTCGGCGCGCTGATCACTGTTGCTCTCGGGCTTGCTGGCTTGATGGCAAAGGGCTTTGGCTGGATCTAGCCGGACCGAAACACGTCGCCCCGACAGCCCCGCTCCGGCGGGGTTTTTTATGGCGTCGGGAAGCCGATCAGAATCAGCACTCAGTCGTCCTGGCGGCCCACGCGGTGCAACGCCTGGCAAGCCTTGGCCAGAACATAGGGCACCACCGCAAATGCTATAGCGATGACTGCATAACTATTTCTTTTCTCGGGGTACGGCGTTCCAACGCTCATAAGAAGAAGCCAAATCCCGCCCGCTGCCCCCACTAAAGTGAAAGCCCAAGCAGCTGCTACGACGATCCTGCCTAACATTGTGAATTGCCCCTAGATGGATTGCGAAGAGAGCTGCGCTCTTTGAGGAAGGGTATCACCCCCCTCGTGCGTGCTGAGCTCAGTTCTACTCCAAGAGTTGTGCATTTACGGGCCCTCAACCCCGCCACGGCGTTTTTTTGCTGCCCGTCCTCCGGTCAGATTGAAAGAGGCGCGAGAATTACAACTTCAGTTGTTGCATTCCTACAACCTTGGTTGTATTGTCTACCCCGTCGGCCCACCCGGGCCATATGACGGGGTTCACCATGGCACTGCAGCCATACAGCGACCGGGCACGTAGCGCCCAGCGCAACTGGGACAACCAGGAAGATCCGCGTTTCGGCCAGGAGCACCGCGCCGAGAAGGCTGCGGATCTGGCCAAGGCCTACCGCACCGACCCGGCCAAGCTGCGCGAGGCCGAGGAACTGACGGCCGGCACCTTCAGCGGAACCCACTACACCGAGGTGTCGCTGGCGCTGCACCGGCTGCACCACACGGACCCGGCCGACCTGATGGGCTCGGGCGTGCTGCAGGACCTGTACCGGCTGGCCCGCGACGAGGCCGCCGTGATCGACGCGCAGCTGCTGGAAATGGCGCTGCAGCAGGTGGCGGCATGAGCGCTATCTCGAAACCTCGAGGACGACCTGCGAAGCACCCGGACGACCGCTTGCAGAGCTTCTCCATTCGAATCTCCAAGAGCTTGAGAGAGCGTCTGGAAGTGGTCGCTGCTCAAGAGTTCAGAACGATGTCCCGAGAGATTGAAAAGCGCCTCGAAGAGAGCTTCAAGGCAGCTGATGGCGCAGCCAGAGGAGAAGCCGAATGAGTCGCTCCGATCCCCAGATAAACCTCCGTATACCCGAGTCGTTGAAGAAGGCCCTCAGTCTTGCTGCAAAGGCATCTGGCCGTTCCGTCAACGCCGAGATTGTCCAGCGCCTGATTCAAACATTTGAGGGGTTCGAGATGGCCGAAGAGGAAGCAGGCAGCAGCAAAGCCCATTTCAAGATCCGCCTCGAGCATGAACTTCTCGCAGCCATAAGGGTGATTGCGGAAAGCAACAAGCGTTCGATCACAGCGCAGATCGAACTGATAGTGGCCGAATTTGTCGCTGAGCACACGCCTCGTGCAAGTGATTCCAGCTGTCTGGAGGCTTCGCGATGACCGCCGCCGACCGGAACCTGCACTACAGGGCGCTGCTGTGGGCGGTGACCTACGTTCTGAGCTTCTGCATGGGCGTCACGTTCACCGTCGTGGTGCAGGCGGTGCTGTCGTGAGCCGGCGCCCCACCCATGCAGAGCGCATCGCGCACAGCGACTTCCTGGCGTCGACGTCTGGCATCACCACCAGCACGGACCACTTCCTGGCCGGAATCGACTACGCGCGGTCGCTGTTCACCGAGGTTCTGGCCGCCGCCCACGCCTCACTCGCAGCCCGCGACCTGGCCGACCAGCTGGCCGCCGACGACCGCCTGCGCGCGGCTCTGGCCGCCTGCGAACCCACCGACCAACACAACCAGCACGAGGCCGTGGAAGGCCTGTGCGTGGAGCAACGCGCGGCAGCTGACGAGCCGCCCTGCCCTGCGTGCCTCGGCATCGGGTGTGACGGCATCTGCATGGAGATCCCCTGATGCGCCTGCTGTCCTTCTTCGGCTGCCGCAGCTGGCTCGACCTCGCCGCTGCCCTTGCCTGCTACGCCATCACCGTAGGGCTGGCCGCCGCCATGTGCTGGCCGCTGACCTGGTCCTGATTTCCCGCCGGCGCGGCCGGCTCCTACGAGAGGCACCACCGATGTTCCAGCTCGACAACCACGATGCGGTGTTCTCGCATCTGAACCTGCGGAAGGAAAAGCACGGCGACGAAGACGCGGCCGCCGCTGACCTGAAGTTCACCCTCACCGCCCAGAACACCATTCTGGACACCATCGACCCGAACATCGTGCGCGCGTTCTGGAAGAAGGCCGAGAAGGGCCAGCAGCAGTCGCTGCCGATGGAAGGCAGCACCGACCTGGTGGCGCTGAACCTGCCGCTGCTGGGCGAGCAGGACATCACCGGCAAGTTCGAAGGCTACGAGCTGTCCATCGGCTCCCTGATGGACCACATCGAGCCGGTGTTTTTCGCCGATGCCAAGGTGAAAAAGATCACCTGGAAGCCGCTCGAAGGCGGCAGCGTGGCCATGGGCTTCACCGTCTCGGTGCTGCTGGACGAGGACGAAGACGCCGAGCTGATCTCTGCATGGCGCCGCGGTGAGGTGCGTCTGACCCTCACGCCGCCGAGCGCCGCTCCGCAGCAGGCCGACCTGGCCGCGTAACGAATTCCCCCGTCCGCCCCCTGCGGGTGCCTGCGCCGGCCAGGCCTTCCACAAAGCCGGCATCTACCCATCGCGCAGGGATCGATCGTTCCCTCCGTGGCCCCGGGATGACGGGGCACCTCATTCCCAACGCGCCGGCGCTGCCGGCTGGAGATTCAACGCCATGAATGCACTTGTGCAGCAGCCCAGCGCGCTCCCCGCGCAGCCGCGCCAGCAGTTTGACCTCAGCCCGCAGACGTTCGAGCAGGCCCTGACGTTCTGCGATTACCTCGCCGACAGCGACCTGGTCCCGAAGGACTTCAAGGGCAAGCCAGCCAACTGCCTGATCGCCATCCAGTGGGGCGCCGAGCTGGGCCTGAAGCCGCTGCAGGCGCTGCAGAACCTGGCCATCATCAACGGCCGCCCTGCCCTATGGGGCGATGCGGTCATCGCGTTGGTGCGCAGCTCGCCGCTTTGCGAGTACATCACCGAGGCGGACGACGGGAGCACGGCCGTTTGCCGCGTGAAGCGCCGCGGAGAATCCGAAGAGGTGCGCACCTTCAGCATGGACGATGCCAAGGTGGCCGGCCTGCTGGGCAAGAGCGGGCCTTGGACACAGTACCCGAAGCGCATGCGCCAGATGCGCGCCCGCGCCTTCGCCCTGCGTGACGTGTTCCCCGACGTCCTGCGCGGCATGCCCATCGCTGAAGAAATCATGGACATCCCCCAGGCCGGTGCGGCGAGCAACGAGCAGCCGCGCGCTGCCATCGAGGGCCAGGCCGACAAGCAGCTGCCGCTGTATTCCGAGGCCGACTTCTCAGCCAACCTGCCGAAGTGGTGGGACATCATCGCCAGCGGCAAGAAGTCTGCCGATGACCTGATCGCCACGCTGCAGACCCGTGCGCGCTTCACCGCTGACCAGCTGAAGGAGATCCGGAACCCGCCGAAGGATGAAGCGGGGGGTGAAGGCGAGCCGCAGAGCGACGTTGCTGCCGCTGCCGGCGGCTTGACCCAGACTGCGGTGGAGGGCTGAGCATGCGCACCGTGAGCCTGATCCAGGGCACGCCGGAATGGCACGCCCACCGCGCCGCCCACTTCAACGCCAGCGATGCCCCGGCGATGATGGGCTGCAGCCCTTACAAGACCCGCACCCAGCTGGTGCGCGAATTCGCCACTGGCGTGGCGGTTGAGCACGACGCTGCCACGCTGCAGCGCTTCGCCGACGGCCACCGCTTCGAAGACCTGGCCCGGCCGCTGGCCGAGCGCATCATCGGCGAGGAGCTGTATCCCTGCGTCGGCGTGGACGGGAGGTTCTCGGCCAGCTTCGACGGCCTGACCCTGCTTGAAGACAAGGCCTTCGAGCACAAGTCGCTCAACGACGACCTGCGCTTGGCCATGCCGTTGGACGGCGCCGACGCGTGCCTGCCGCTGCACTACCAGGTGCAGATGGAACATCAGGCCATGGTCAGCGGCGCCGAGCGCGTGCTGTTCATGGCTTCGAAGTGGGCCGGCGACGAACTGGTGGAGGAACGCCACTGCTGGTACGTCCCGAACCCAGAGCTGCGCGCCAAGATCGTTGCGGGCTGGGCCCAGTTCGAGGCTGACGTTGCCGCGTACGAGCCGGCGTCGGTGGCCGCACCCGTTGCCTCCGGCCGTGCCCCGGACCAGCTGCCGGCCCTGCGCATCGAGGTGACCGGCATGGTCACCGCTTCCAACCTGGCCGAGTGGAAGGAGCAGGCCATCGCCGTGTTTCAGGGCATCAGCACCGAGCTGGTGAGCGACCAGGATTTCGCCGATGCCGAGACCACCGTGAAGTGGTGCGGCAACATCGAGGAACAGCTGAAGGCGGCCAAGCAGCACGCCCTCAGCCAGACCGAGAGCATCGACCTGCTGTTCCGCACGATCGATGACATCGCGGCCGAGGCCCGGGCCAAGCGTCTGGACCTGGAGAAGCTGGTGAAGCGCCGCAAGGACGAGCGCCGCACCGAGATCGGCAACGCCGCACGCCGGGCGGTGCAGCAGCACGTGCTGGCCATCAACGAGACCCTGGGCGAGCACGCCATTCCGATGCCCACGACGCTGGTTGCCGACATCGCCGAGGCGATGAAGGGCAAGCGCTCCTTCAGCAGCATGCAGGAAGCCGTGGATGCGGTGGCCGCCAATGCCAAGATCGACGCCAGCCAGTACGCCGAGCGGATCCGCGCGAACGTGGCCATCCTCGCCGGGCATGCTGAGCACGCAACGCTGTTCGCGGACCGGGTGCAGTTGTGCGCAACGAAGGCGCCAGACGATCTGCGCAACCTGGTCGCGGCACGCATTGCGGAGCACCAGCAGGCCGAGCAGGCGCGGCTGGACGCTGAGCGCGAGAAGATCCGCGAGCAGGAGCAGGCCAAGGCTCAGGAAGCGGCGGCTGTAGCGCAGGCGGTACAGGTCCAGCCGGTGCCGACTGCGGATGCAGCGCCGGCGCAGGGCGAGGCCGCCACCACCGCCAGTGCGCCGTCGCCGAGCGCCACCCAGCGGCCGGTCGTCCGGATCAAGCTTGGCCAGATCGTGGATCTGATCGCACCGCTGAAGATCGACGCCGAAGGCCTGCGTCAGCTCGGCTTCGAGCCGGTGGCCACCGAGCGCGGATCGAAGCTGTACGACGCCGACCAGGTCGACGCGATGCGCGCCGCGATGATCCGCAGCCTGCAGCGCCCACTGTCGGGCATCAACGCGCAGGCAGCCTGATGGACGTCGCCCTCTACCCCTGCCACGCCAAGAGCCTGCGCCGTGCCGGCCAGGCCCGTGCCCAGCTGTTCGCCCATGTGGTCGAGGGCAAGCGCTACACCACCGCGCAGGTGGCCGAGATTCTGGACGTCTCGCGCAGCACGGCCTACGACCGGATCAAGCGCGGCCCCTACCCGCTCACCTGGGCCAACCTGATGAAGGCTCGCCTGCCATGAAGACCTGCACGAAGTGCGCGGCCCGGCTGCCGCTGCGGTTCTTCCCCCTGATCAACGGCAAGGCCACCGCCGCGTGCGCGCCCTGCCGGAACACCGAGCGCCGGCTGCACGACCCGCTGCGCCCCCTGCGCCGCGATCCGCTGCAGGTACGCCTCAACAACCTCACCAACCTGTGGCACTACCCGGTCGGGCCGGTGCTGCTTCGGAGCCACGCATGAAGATCCAGCAGATTGCCCCGTGCAACAAGGTTACCAGCTGCAAGACCGACCCCAAGTACTACGCACCGACCACCAGCTACGGCAGCGCATGCCCGACGCGCACTGCGGCCATTGCCCTGCAGAAGCTGGAGCAGGCCTACGCGGAAGACAAGGCAACCCACGAAGCCAACCTTCCCGCCATGGCAGCCAATCAGGAAATCATCGAACGGGTAACCGCGCTGATGGCCGAGATCGGAATGCCTTCGCGTTTCAGCGAACGCGATCTTCGCTCCCGTTCCCGCTACCCGAAGTCGATCACACATGACGCCGGCTACCTTACCGATCTGCGCCGGGAGGTGAAGACGAGCGACGGGTGGGACCACGCCCAGGCAACCTACGAGCGTTTGCTGGCCGACTACCGCAGGTACGAAGCAGAAGCGGCGAGGCAGAAGGAACATGCTGACCGCCACAAGGAGATGGAGCACAACCGGCTGATCGAGCAGCGCAAGGCGGATATGGCTCTGGCCGCGATGCTGCTCAGGTACGACCTCCCCATCGATGCGTCATGGGAGGACGTCCTGGAAGCGTTGCGCGGCCGTGATAAGCGGCTCGATCTGGCCGTGGCTATGCGGCAGACACGCGGAGATTGGAGCGAAGGCCCCTACCGAGTACGCCATGCGCTCGACCGGTTCTCCGTCGAAACCGACGAGGACAAGGCCATTGCCAACGACGTGCTGGATTGCCTGCGTGACTTCGACGACGGCCGCGTGTTCCGCGACACGACCTGGAACTACGACGTTCTGTTCGCCAGCGTGGTCGACCAACAGCTGTCGGCGGACGTGCAGACCGCCCTGGACAACGCACGGGACACCTACTGATGACCCACCACCGCTACGACCGCCGGCTGCCGAAGCGCACCGAGGGCTTCGCCTGGGGCCGGTCCATCGACAAGGTGCTGGGCGGCCACGTCCTCACCTACCGCCTGTTCCGCCGCGACCTGGCCGGAAAGCTGCACATCGAGACGCGGACGTTCCAGCTCACCGACCACCGCCGGCACATCGCGCTGCAGCTGCTGATCGCACGCCGCCAGCTGCGCGACCGCGTCGAAGCCATCGGCTATGCCCTGATCGAGGCTGAACAGGCCTCCCAACTGCAGGAGGTTGCATGAACACCAACAACAAGACCCTTGCGGACGCGCAGCCCGGTGGGAGGGTGAGGCTGGGGGATCAGCGCTCCGACCTCGTGCCGGGCATCGTGCGCTGTGCGAAGTGCCAGTTCCAGCTTGCGCGGTCGAATCTCAACATGCACGACGGAACCGTGACCGCTGGCGACAGCAAGACTGAGCCGTGCCCGAATGGCTGCGGCCCACTCTGGCCCGTGACGTGGGAAACGTGGGCGCGCGAAGGCTGGGCCGAGGCCGAACGACTGCACCTAGAGAATGCCGCCCTCTCCGCCCAGCCCTCCCCGGGTGATCAGGGGGAAGCGCTGCCACCGCTTCCTGCCGAGGTTGATTCAGTTGTCTGCATGATCCGTGGTGAAAAGGATATGGCAGAGCCGCTCGACTACTACTACACAGCTGACCAGATGCGAGCCTACGCACAAGCCGCCCTCGCCGCCCGCCAGCCGGTGGGGGAGGCGGAGCGTCGTGCGCCTGTCCAGGGATACCACGGAGAAACCATCCCATGGCACGTCCACGGACTGGCGTGGGAAGCCTATGCCAAGAAGTACGGCAACCGGCAGAGCGCTGAAAGGCTCGCCGAGCGCGGTGGATTCGGTGTCGAAGAGATGGATATGTTCCTGCCGGGATGGCGCGACATGGTCGAGGTCTCGCCCGCGCAGGTCGTGGACCTACAGAAGTACCGCAGCGCCATTGAAATCGGAATGCACCATTGCGCAGGTTTCTTGGGCGACAAGGCCACGCGTGACAAGCTACGCGAACTGCTGGCCCTGATCGACGGCCAGGACCGACCCAATGGCTGACCAGCTGCTCACCGCTGCAATGGTCCACGTGTTCGCCCTGGCCGGGTTCCTGGCCGGCATCGCCACCCTGTGGGCGATCAGCCGCGCATGCCGCGCCGCGCGAAATGGGCTGCGCTGGTGCTGGCGGAGGTGCGCTCATGGCTGAGGCTATCGACCACCGCGAGGTCGGCCGGCAGCTGGCCAGCATCGAGGGCGTGAATCTGGAATCCGCCTCGCCCGCGACGCTTCGCCTGTGGGATGCCCGTGGGCTCGCCCTGATGGCTCTGGCGCGTGGCGACAAGGCCGAGGCGGAGAAGGTGATGCGCCCATTCAAGCCGGCAACCCGGATGTGCGGTGGCTGCGGCGAGAAGGACCCGAGCAAGCGCTGCCTTGGCTGCCTTCACGACTTCGGGGAGCCGCGATGAACGCCCAGCTCTTCCCCCGCGAACCGCGCCGCATGAAGCAGCCGGCCAAGGACGTGCTGCGCGAGCAGCTGGTGGTCGCGGCCGATGAAGTGATCCGACTGCGCGCGGAGAACCTGGCGCTGCGCGACGCGGCACAACAGGCCACCGAGCAGCTGCGCGCTGCGCTGGCCACGAACTGAAGGAGACCAGCATGCAACTGATGACCCCCGAGCGGTGGCTGGACCGCTATTTCGAAGAAGGCAGCCGCCCGTCCATGCAGGTGCTGCAGCGCCTGATGCGCGAGGGCAAGCTGCCCGGCCGCAAGGTCGGCGGTGCCTGGTACATCGACGAACACGAGTGGTTGGCCGGCGGCGACGACCTGATCGCGCGCGTCCTGGCCGGTGCGGCGTAACCTGCCATGATGGGACGTGCCCGCAAGCCCGGCCGCCGCGACTGGCCGCAGAATCTCTACGCTCACCGGGACGGGTTCAAGTACCGACACCCGATCACCCGGAAAGAGCATTCCATGGGCAAGGACAAGGCCAAGGCCTTCGCCGCGGCCAAGAAACTCAACGCCATGCTGATGCCCAGCAACGACCTGGTATCGAAGGTGCTGACCCCTGGCGAGACGGTGGCCGATGCGATTGTCGTGTTCCGCCGCGATGACGTGCCCGGCAGAAAGTGGGCGCCGAAGACAGCCGAGGTCTACGAAAGCGTGATCCGACGCATCGAGTCCGGGCTGGGTTCGAAGCCGGTGGCCGACGTGACGGTGAAGGTGTGCGCCACCTTCATCCGCGAGGTGACCGAATCCGACCGCGCGCGCCAGCAGTTCCGGCTGGTGCTGGGCTGGATCCTGGCCTGCGCGGTGGAGGAAGGCTGGATCGACAGCAACCCCGCGCTGGCGACTCGCCGGTTCCAGCACGAGCGGAAGCGTGTGCGCCTGACCCTCGACGTGTACCGAGCCATATGGGACCAGGCAGCGCCCTGGCTGCGCAACGCCATGGATCTATCGCTGGTGACGCTGCTGCGGCGCGAGGACGTGGTGACGGTGAAGTTCGCCGACGTGCGCGACGGCAACCTGTGGGTGGTGCCATCGAAAACCGAGGGCTCGACGAACGTTCGGCTCCAGATCGCCACCGCCGGCCCGCTGGCGGACCTGCTCAAGCGGTGCAAGGATGACGTGGCTTCGCCGTTCGTGATCCACCGCCTGCCGGAGAAGGCCAGGCCCAGCGACAAGCGCGCCAAGACGCGCAAGCACCACACGCAGGTGCTGCCCGAGCAGCTGTCACGCGCGTTCGCCGCAGCACGCGATGCCGCCGGCGTGGGTGGCGATGCACCACCAACCTTCCACGAGATCCGCAGCCTGGGCGGTGCGCTGCTGCGCGATGCTGGCTGGACCACAGAGCAGATTCAGGCGCTCATGGGACACGGCAACGCATCGATGACCGAGCATTACCTGGGTGGTCACGAAGCACCGTGGCAGCCAGTCACCACAGGTATCGCGCTGCCGCGATAG